ATGATATCTCCTAAGCAACTTTTAGAAATTCCTGATTTTAAAATTGATTTGCAAAATGAAAAATTAATTATATTTGTCGGTTCTGGATTTTCTCTAGATTGTGGAAATTATAATTGGGTTGATTTAGTAAAACAAATTATTATACATCTTCATAGAGAAACTCAGGATAAAAAATATGAAGGGCTAAAGATTTTATTAGAAAGTGGGACAGATGTTTTAGATATACTAGATTTAATGGAAAAATCCACAGCTAAACGCAAAATGATAGAGGGGTTAGTAAATAATATTAAAGACCCAATAGTATCAGAAAAGCATAAAAAATTAATCAATATCAGTAAAAAGTTAATTACTACTAATTATGATAAGTTAATTGAATATAATTCTGAAATAAAACATATTTTTACATATGATAATTTATATCATATTGCCGGGATCCGAGAGAAAGAGGAGTTTATATTAAAACTTCATGGTTGTATAAATGATCCAGATAAATGTATATTATTTAGAAAGCAATATGATGATATATATACGAAAGAAAGCGCTGCAATATTAAAAATGGAGGCTTTAATTCAGGATTATACATTTCTATTTCTTGGCTTTAGTTTCAATGATCCATATGTAAAAGAACTATTTGATCGCATAGATACTATATTAAATGGTTATTCGAAAATTCATTATTTAGTCTCAACTGAGGATAGTTTACCATCAGCAAAATACATAGAAACTGTAAAGATTGATAATTGGGATCAGATAGAATCATTATTAAATGAATTAGAAGAATTAAAAAAAAAAAGAGTGATTAATGAGTTAGTTACAGAGGAAAAGTTGTTCGAAATAGATAATGATGATGACTTTAGGGATTTTATTATTGATTTTCATGAAAAATCACCAAGCTATAAACCATTATTATTAGGATCGGGATTTAAAGGGATTGAAAGAAAATTCAAGGATATGAAATGTAGTCCTACCATGAAAATTAACTTTGATAAGCGTTTGTCAGTGCGTTTTCCATTAATTACCGAAATACTTGATACAGAAGATTATATTGAAAGTGATAAAAAAGAATTAATTACAGACTTAATTATTACTGAGTATTGCAAAATTGATTTGTCAAGTTACAAATCTGGAGATATGGTTTTTGAAACCTTAGTAACAAATATAACAAAGCTATATAAAAATAAAATCCCACTTATTAATGGTGATAGATTGAGGTTTTATACTAAAATTTTTGTAGCTTGGGTGATTAATGAATGTGATATCTTTAACGAAAGTATTGAAGATGTTATATAAAGAGTGGAAGTAGGAATAAAGATGAACTATTTTATGATGACCAAACACAGAACTCTTGAAGAAAATATTTTATATACAGCTAAAGTATTATATCAATGTTTAGAAAAACCAATGCACATCGACGAATTATTCACAAAATACTATGAAACTCAAAAAAAAGAAATTAATATAAACATGGAAAAGACACTTTTTCTTAGTTTGGTTTTTTTATATAGTATAGGAAAATTAGAAACTGTCAATCATGTAATAAAGAAGGTGAAATAATGATATTTGAGAAGTTAAGTATATATAATTTTCATACTAGAAAATTAATAAAGGAATACATATTTAATACGGTTGGATTGAGCGTTATATTAGGAGATAAAAGAAATGAAAACGAGGACACTAATGGTGTTGGGAAATCGACCTTTATTAGGCATTTACACTTTTTATTAGGAAAAGATTTTTCAAAAGAAAAAATTCCAGATATTTTAATTCAAAATAATATATTAATAAGTTTAAAAATAGAAGTAGACGGAGAAAGTATATTCTTAGCAAGGTTAGTTACTGATCAAGAGCATGGTTATATTTTAAATGGAGAAAATTTTGATATTGATTTAAGTATATGGGAAAAATATAAAACAAATAAATATAGATTATATATAGATAAATTAATGAGTTTTAATATGAATAATGTTAGTTTTGCAGCTTTAAGAGAATACATAATGAGAGATGAGAAAGAAGGATTTAATTCTGTCATCATTAAGGGAAGGAATGCTTTACAACAACATAAAGTATTGAATTCATTATTCAATTTACCTAACAATTACGAAACTGATATAGATAAAATGACAAAGCAAATAAAAAAAATGGAAGATGATAAAAAGTTTATAGAATCTTACAAGCATTCTCCTGAAAAGTTAGAAATTGAAAAACAGAATATTGAAAAGGAAATTGATATATTAGAGAATCAAATTTTAGAACTTAATATAGGGGATTTTAGTACTAAACAAGCAGATATATATTCAGTATTAAAAGAACAACAGAGTAAGATTCAGTCATCTATCTATAAAATAAAACATGGTATTAAGCAGTATCAGAAAAATATTGAACATATTAATAGAAAAAGTGTTGAGTTAGAAAAACTAAATGGATTAAAAGAATTTTATAATCAAATCAATGTTTTGTTTCCAGAGAATATTGAAAAAAATTTTGAGGATATTCAAACATTTTATAATCTAATGAGGCAAGATAGAGGGAATTTCTTTATTACAAAAATTGAAGAAGCGAAATTCGAATTAAGTATCTTGGAAACACAAAACAATACCCTGTCTGATAAAATTAATGAGTGCACAAAAACTCTCAAAGAAACAAATTTTATTAATGATATTTCTCATATTCAGAGGAAATTAAACCTTCTTCAAAGTCAACTTGCTCAAATAGAGATACGAATAGCCGATTATGAAAGAATAAATGAAATTAATATTGAAATCCAAGAACAAAAATTAGAGAGATCCAAAGAAATTGTAAAATTAAACAACAATTTTAAATCATATAATGAACAAATAATTAGATTAAATCAATTATTTACTAAGATAATATTAGATACATATAATGTTCATACTGGCTATCTGACCTTCTCTTTTAATAATAATGATAAAATGAATGCAAAATCAGGTAGAATTACAATTGACAGTTTCATTCCTGAAGAAGAGTCATTTGGACGATATAACTCTAAAATAAGGGCAATTGATTTAACGTGGTTAATGTATAGAGTAGAAAAAGAATTACCTATAAACTTCTTGGTACATGATGGTTCATTTTCGGTAACTGATAATTATGCAACATTTAAAATGCTAAAAACTGCACATGAGTTTTTATGTGGGCATGGAAGAGGACAATATATCGTTACACTTAATAGAAAAGATGTAGATGCAGAGGCATTAGCTTATTTCAAACTAAACGAGCTTGTAATAGCAGATTTGAAAAAGGATCAAGATGAAAATCGATTCTTTGGTTTTAAATATTGAGTAGGGAAATAATAAGTATTGTACAAAAAAATATGTTTTTATTAACTAAATATTATTTTTAAGAATTATAATATCTAGTTGAAGTAAAGTTAAGTGTTAATGGTATATCAACACTTAACTTTTTTTATTTGTTGGATTTAGTTTATTTTCAGCTTGATTTATAAATTCCCAAAAACGTTTTAATTCTTCACGTTTCTCAGGAGACGCGTCTTTAATATCTTTAAACCAGAGACCTAGTTCTGGATCGTGTGTTGTTACATTTAACATAGATGTTTCTATTCGATTAGAAATGGACTCCCTACCTAGTAAAAAATCAGTAGTAACGTTAAAAAGATCAGCTATTTTTAAGATAGTTTCCATAGGCGGTTGTTTTGTATTATTTTCATATGCAGTATATGTAGTACGGGCAACACCTAACTTATTAGCTACATATGTTTGTGTCCAAGTAGAGTCTTTCTTCTTTTTTTCTTCTCGTAAACATTTCAATTGCTCTCCAAAAGTCTTCAAAATAATCACCACCATCGAGTTAAAATAGTTACTCTAATTATAAACCAATTTTCATGTTACTAATAGTAACTTGTAGTTTAAGTTCTTTAAAGGAACATTTATGGTTGACTTGTTCCTTTTAGAAACATATAATTAAATTAAGAAATTAATTAGGAATAGAGAGGAGTATTGATATGAGGGAATGGCTAAAAGATTATAGATGTGTAAAAGGTTATACTCATGAAGAGGTTGCAAATCAGTGTAATATGTCTAGAAGTTATTACACACATATTGAAAACGGAACTAAAACACCCTCAGTTCTAGTTGCTAAAAAATTAGGGAGAAGTTTAAATTTCAATTGGACTATTTTTTTTGAAAATATATGTTCCTTAAAGGAACATAATGGGGTGAAGGGGTGATAAATATGATTAACTTCGATATTGAATCATTCCGTAAAATAATCCGAGAAGAAGTACAAAAAGCAACTGAGCATCTTCAACCAATGAAAGAATTACCACCGTTTTTAACTATTACGGAATTAATGGAACTGTTACATATTAAACGTACAAAAGCATCTGAGTTATTAAACCGTTCTGATTTTCCAGTATGTCGTGAAGCAGGGGTTCTTATTCCTACACACCTTCTTTTTAAGTGGATGGAGAATCACACTGAATGGGTAGAAAACAATACTGAGTATTACAATCCATTTAAAGAATCCGTCTAATAATAAATTACCATAGTAAGTTGTCACAAATAAAGATTGCTTTAGGTACGAATGGGGGAAGTAAACGATGTCCATAGGAAAAGAAGTTGCTATGGCACGCAAACGAAAGGGAATCACCCAAGAACAACTCTCCTTAGAAATCCCCGTGAGTCGTGAGTCACTAGCAAAATATGAAACTGAACAACGACGGTTACCAGAAGATTTACGAAAATGTATTACGGAAGGAATTGATGATCCGCAGTTATTTTTTAAAATGTGGAGTGAAGCAGCAGGATATGTAAGTATCCCGTTCTTTAATGGAGAGCAAATAGATCTTCATCCTACAAGTATGAGATATATGGTTTATCAAGAGACAAATGAAGCTTTGGAACAACTCGATACAGTATGTTGGTTTAAACCTTCACAAGCTTGGTCCGAAAGTGAGAAAGAGGATTTGAAAAAGATAATGCATGAAATCTTGGATGCTACAGGTTCAATGATGAGCCTCGTAGCGGTCCTATGTGATCAATATGGTATTTCGATGAAAGAAGTCTTTAAGTACTGGAAAGTATCATTACGAGCTAGGAAGTATATAAAAGCTTAATTTAATTATTTTATTGGGGAGGTTTAAGTTATGACGATTGATTATGCAAGTCCAACTTTAAATCAATACAAAGCTCTAATTCGTAAGGAAGCAAATTTAAATGGTGATATTCGAATTGCATCAGTTTGTGGAGACTTTAGGAAAGCAAAAAACTTAAAGCAAAAGAAGAAGTTGATGGAGATAAGAATTCGAATTATAGAAGCAGCGTTCGTTTTGAAAAACAAAAATAAAAAAGAAAAGACTACCGCATAGCCTGCGATAGCCAATCATGACAATAGATAAATTATAGCATATAACAATTTAATGCGACAAGCTGTTGTGCTTGTCGTTATGACCAGAAAGATTAGTTAACTCTAACCCCTTAATATACTTTCTGGTCATAACGATGCGTACAGTATCAAATTACTAGAAATGAGGAATAAGTCATGAAATCAGAATGTAATCGTCTGTTTGATTTAGTTCTACCAGGGGATTTTACCTTTGCAAATGAATTACATAACTGTATGGTGACATGTATTCATAACATGTTCAATGCTGGTTCATTAGATGAAGCAAATCATTGGGAGAAGGAATTAAATAGATGCGCAAAAGAATTCAAGAGCCTTCGTAATGAAAAAGAGGTTCACGATGTATCAAAGAGTTATCGTGTAGTTGTTAAAAGCCTTCAAGGGCAGGGGATCAATGCATCAGTAGTTAGTCGAAGAAAATAAAAAATCTATCACTTGGCAGAGTGATAGATTTTAGACTCTTATAGAGAGTCTTTCTAAAAATAGAATTGGATTAAGTATATCAAAGCAAATCAAGTAAAACAATGGAGGATGAATAATATGGCAGTTTATAGACCTGTTCAAGTTTCATATTGGCAAGATGCTTTCGTTTTAGATCTTACACCGGAGGAGAAATACTTCTACTTATACTTAATGACTAATAGCAAAACTTCTCAGAGTGGTATCTATGAGCTTCCATTACGAGTGATAGAAATGGATACAGGGTATAACCGTGAAACGGTTGAGAAGCTGCTAGAGCGGTTTGCTGATTACGGGAAAATTCATTACAACAAAAAGACGAAAGAAATTATGTTGATTAATTGGCTTAAATTCAATGCTATTACAAATATGAATATTGAAAAGTGTGTGTTAAAAGAAATCCAGAATATTAAGTGTGAAGATTTTTTAATTGATTTTTATGAGACATGTTTAGATTTAGAACAGCAGCAAGATTTTAAAATTCCTCGTATTAAGGAATACTTCCAAGCTCGTTTTGAGTGGCTTATAAGGGGCTTCGAAGACCCTATGAAGGAAAAAGAAGAAACAAAAACAGAAACAAAAGAAAAAGAAGAAACAAAAACAGAAACAAAAGAAGAAGCAGCAAGCTGCTCAAGAGATAAAAAAGTTGCAGAAGAAAATCCAATAGCATTTTATGAGCAAAACTTTGGAGTTCTTAAACCATTTGTAGCTGAGGGTATTAATGCGTGGATTGAAGAGTTGAATGCACAGCTTGTTATCAAAGCAATGAAAATAGCTTTAGAAAAGAATGCACCTAATATGTCTTATGTACAAGGTATTTTAAGAGATTGGCATGCTAAGGGGTATAAGAGTATTACTGATGTTGAAGCTGCACAAGCTCAATTCCGTAAGAAATACCAGTCTCGTGGCGGGAGAAGTAATGGTCGAAAAGAAATTGTTCCTGATTGGTTACATACTCAAGATACAGAAGTGCAATCTCAGCCTGTAAAGCACGATGAAACCGAATTAGAAGCTGAACGGAAACGTTTAGAACAAGTGTTATCTAAATATAAAAAAGAGGCTTAGGAGGATTGTAATGCCAAAGCAGTTAACAATATTTGATGTTGAGCCTGTAGTAGCATTCGATACTGAGAAAGCACACATTCATCGATTAAATTCTAAAGTTCGTTTTACGGATGTAGTTGTTCAAGTACCAAAGCAAGTAAGAGCTACTGATGAATTAAAACCAACAACAGCGCCAAATGATCAGTATGAATTATTTGAGGAATATACAATTGGAATTTGGAGATTTAAGCGAGTGGAAGATAAGCAGTTCGATTGGGAAGAAGCGGAGGAGCTTTGCAAGTCTGCGAGAGATAATAAAGAACCGATTTCAATACGACTTTATTTATCATTAGAACAATCATTTATTCCCGATAATGTTGTGGAATATCTATAACAAAATAAAAAAGTCGAGATTGCTCCCGACTTGCTTCGACAAAATAATCATAACATACGGGAGTGGTCTTAATGGGAATTATTAAAGAAAATCTTGTAGAAATGAAAGCTGAAATAGATTTGAAAATAAACGGAATATATGTTGTTAAAAATGGTCAGGTCCAACTAATAGAACCACCCCAAGGTGGATTTGGTGAACAATCATTTGTATATCAAAGTGGAAAAGTAATTCGTATGGAAGAACGAAAAACACAGTTATTATAATCGAATTTGAATTTTATAAAAATAAATATTGAGGATAACCCTTATAAATAAGGGCTCCACTCTCAAAAGGATGAGAGTGGAGCCTGTGGATGAAATTACTGAGTTCTTGGGATGGTGAACACCAGCACATAAATAATATCATGAGTATTCAGAAAAGACATTGAGTAAATGTTTACGATTATTCAAATAATAGTAAATTAGTTTGAAACGAACAAAAGCGTTATTTTAATCGAAAAAGAGAATACGAACATGAAATAAGACCGTCCCCTTTATAGGAGCGGCTGTACAAATATCATGTGCTGGAGGTTGCTCCAAATGGCATAAGACGTTTTCTCTAAACATTATAGACAAGAATATTTACGATTATACGCAAAAACGGCAGGCAACCGATTAAGTTACCTGCCATGTCCTGAAAAGATACGGAGGAGAGAGCTCCGATTTGAAAGAGTGAAGCCGGTGGGAAGTCGGCTTGCAGGTAGTATGTGTAATATAAAAAGGATTATTCGTAAAGGAGAATGGGAGATGGACAAACAAAAACGCATTGAAATCGTGAATTCACTTATTAAGTATCTTGCAGATTATGAGAGGGAGTTCTTTCGTTACAAGGATAGAACAGCACATTTTAAGCATGATGGTAGAAATCTATGGTTCATTGATCATGGCACGAATGTTCCGATGCGTATGACAAGAAGTTCTTACATGAACAAGAAACAGGAACATAATTTCTCTGGTGGCGGAACAATGTGGGGATTAATCAGAGATTTCACGGACTTTATATTTGGTAATGACAATTCGAACGGTAGAAATGGTTATGGAGGATTGTACTGTACTCATTGGGGTTGGTCAGAAGAAGGAATGGAAAAGATGCGTGAATATGCACGGGAAATCGGATATTTAAAAGCTTCATAAAATAGTTAATTTAATAAAAAAAGCAGTTCACTTTTTGAACTGCTTCCTAATAGAGTTCTGGTTATGTAATTTAGATGAAGATGCTACTTACTAGGAATAGAGCTCCTAGCAAAATTAGAGAATCAACTAAAATCAAGAACTGGTTTTTCTGTGGCTTTTTCAATTCCTTTATTAAGCTAAAAACTGCACTCAATCCGAAACAAATGTATAACAAAATCATTATTGTTTCTGACATAATTAACACTCCTAATATATTGATAATTTAATTATATAACGAAAAACATTTGTATGTAAGTTTTTAACAAAATTCTTATTTTAAAGCTAAAGAGTGCCTTGTAGTGCGCTCCTTATGCCTACTAATTATAAATGTTTATATTTGATCTTAGATTTCTTGCTTGGAAATAAAATACTCTTAAACAAAGTTTAGATAGACAATACAGCCCATAATTACAATATAAAACAATGCACAAAAGAAGATTAAAATGTATTTTAATGTCTTGTTCATATTAGTACCGTCCTAAAAGAGGATTATTTGGATTTTAATATGGTATGTAAAAAAGGTGCATTTATACAAGGGAAGGGTAGCTAGCAAAAGTAAATAAAATCTTTATTTAAATAAAAAGAGCGCTAATCGTGAGCGCTCCTTATACCTCATTATAACGACAGTGACGAACTCACATTATATAGAAAGGCACTATTATTGTATGTCAGAGTATGAGATTAGTGAATAGATATAGATAAAATCTTTATTCAAAAATTAAAGAGTGGTTTTTAAGTGGCTCTATGACTAAGAGTTATTTTAAATTTTTTATGGTTTTGAAGTATTTAAGCAATAATTTTGTTTAAGACTAAGATATTTTCTCATTAGTAATACCGATTTGCTTCAGTAGACATGGCAATCGCTTTTGTTTCATGAACTGTACCATAGGGATGTTCTGGAGGTGCATATATAGAGTAAATTTTAAGTGGTTTATTCCCCATATTAATTACATTATGCCATTTTCCAGCAGGTATCATAATTGCATAGTCATCATAGACCATTTCTTGAAAATCTAATTTATCTTTGTTATCACCCATTTGAACGAGTCCTTGACCCTCTTCAATACGTATGAATTGATCGGTTGTAGGGTGTACTTCTAAACCTATGTCATCACCAACATTAATACTCATTAAAGTTACTTGTAAGTTTTTTCCTGTCCAGATAGCGGTTCGGTAAGTATTGTTTTGTTTGGTGGCTTGATTAATATTCAATACAAATGGTCTAGCTCCATAATCTGTTAATCTAACATTTTCACAACAAGGATTCCGGTTGTGGTCCCAAGCATTATTGTTGTAACTGTAATAATAAGGATTCCAACCGTAAATCCAATTATTGTTATTCCAGATGCTATCCATTGAGCTTTGACATTGATAATAACGTGGATTATATTGCATATCCAAGCTCCTCTCATGATTTTATCATTTACTGTTTATCCTATGCTGTTGTCTATTTATAGGAATGCAGAATAAGAGGAAATGGGCAGTAATAAAAAATATAATCAAACGTTTTTATTTTTTCAGGAAAAATAAAAGAACCCGTCTTTTATAAACGGATTCTTCCCACAAGGTCTGCAAGAAATTCAAGGTAACTGGACCAGAGCAACCTGTGGAATTCCTTGTGATAATATTGTATGCCAAAGAATCAGTAAGGTTAATGAAATCTAAACAAAATCTTATTTTAAAGCTAAAGAATGCCTTGTAGAGCGTTACTTATGCCTAATTATAAATGGTTATGTGCGATCTTAGATTTCTTGCTTGGAGGAATAAAATGCTCTGAAACAAAGTTTAGATAAATAATACAGCTAATTATGGCAATATAAAACACTACACAAAAGAAGGTTAAAATGTATTTTAATGTCTTGTTCATATTAGTACCGTCCTAAAAGAGGATTATTTGGATTTTAATATGGTATGTAAAAAAGGTGCATTTATACAAGGGACGGATAGCTAGTACAAGTAAAACAAAATCCTTATTTAACAACAAATAAAAAGAGTGCATTTTTATATGCGCCCTTAGTAAGGTAGGTGAATGTTTCATGAGATATAGAAAATCTAAAAAATCGTAATCAGATTTTCACGAGTAAATTTTTAATATTGTATGCCTTACATGGAATTATGGAGCCTGTCATTAAATAATAAAGAGCGCCTTGAGAGAAAGGCGCTCTGACTAAAACTAATGTTGAAAAAGAATACCCATAATATTGTATGTATGTATGTTTTTGATTTAGGTGCGAGATTAAATAAAATCTTTATTTAAATATAAAGAGCGCTTTAAAAAGCGCTCTCTGACCAAGATTTTTAATAGAAAATAGGTGTCAGCTCACAAGGCTTAATTTGTAAGCATGAATACATGTGCAGCCCATATTAATATATGTATTTTCTTATGAAGTGTGAAAAAACATATATAACAAAATCGTTATTTTAATTAAAAGAGCAGCTAGCAAAAGCTAACTGCTTGTTAAAAAAAGAATCCACTCTAGGTTATTAACTGCTAGAGTTTCAAGAAACAAATGATTAAATTAATTTAATTTTTCAATTACAATCGAAGCATTTATATTCGTTTGTGTTCCACCTGCCAAAGTCTGCAAAGTAACTGCAGCAGCAGAAGTATGATTATTAAGGGTAATAATATCGCCTGCAGCTAAAGCGATAATTGTTTGCCCATTGTTTGGTTGAGTCCCTGCACCTGATCCATAAACTGCGCTGGTAACCGGAGCGCCATTTAAAAAAAGTGTGAATTGATTAGGCTCAACTCCTGATACAGAAAAAGAAATTTTATAATCTCCTGCATTAAGAACCATTAATTGAGAAGTTCCCAGCGTATGAGTAAAACCAGATGTCATTCTACCATGTGAATTAAAAAGAATAGGTGCTTCTAAGGCAACAACTTGAGCTGCTGTATTGAAAACATAAGCATAATGAGATAATCCAGATACTGTAAGTCCGGTAGGTCCGGTAGCTCCAGCGGTTCCTGGTAATCCAGTAGGCCCAGGAATGCCTTGGATGCCTTGGATACCTTGAAGCCCAGTTGGGCCAGTCGGGCCGATAGGTCCAATAAGTCCTGGATTACCTTGAATACCTTGGATACCCTGAATTCCAGTCGCCCCAGTTATTCCAGTGGGTCCAATAGGACCAATAGGCCCCGGATTACCTTGAATCCCCTGAATCCCTTGACTTCCTTGAGGTCCAGTGGGGCCAGGAATGCCTTGGATGCCTTGGATACCTTGAAGTCCGGTTGGTCCTGGTGACCCAGTTGGTCCAGTGGGTCCAGTCACTCCGGTTGGTCCTGGTGGTCCCCCGAAAGGTCCAGTCGGGCCCGTTGGTCCTGGTGGTCCCCCGGAAGGGCCGGTAGGTCCAACAGCTCCAGAAGGTCCAGTTGGACCTACAGACCCAGGGATGCCAGGAATCCCTTGAGGTCCGGTCGGGCCAGGAATCCCTTGAATACCTGGAATGCCAGGAATCCCTTGAACGCCTTGAATCCCTTGACTTCCAGTGACCCCCGTTATTCCAGTCGGTCCAATAGGACCTGGAATGCCAGGAATGCCTTGGATGCCTTGGATACCTTGAATTCCAGTAGGTCCAGTTGGACCAATAGATCCAGAAATCCCAGGAATCCCTTGAGGTCCAGAAATACCTTGAGGACCAGTAGGTCCCAGGTTACCTTGAATTCCAGTAGGTCCCGGAGGTCCACCAGAAGGTCCGGTTGCTCCGGTTATCCCGGTAGGTCCTGTCGCTCCAGTTATTCCAGTAGGCCCTATTTGAGGTAAAGGAAAGGAACATGGAAAGGGTATGTGACAATTCTTTTTAAATTTACTCATGTTTACACCTCCCTTATAAATTAACTAACAATTTATATTTATACTTTAACAACTTATGAGTAAACAGACACACGGGTGTAAGGAAAAAAACTACAATAATTACATAAAAGGTTTTAAGAGCAAGCCTTTATTTCACATTCCATACCAAAAAGAGCACTATATATAAGTGCTCTTCAGATCAAAGCTCTTAGTGTAAAAGAGTACGTGATACCAAATGTAATTTTTTCATGGGCGTAAAGTATTTGAACAAAAACGCTATTTTAATTTTAAACAAAAGAACAGCCAGCAAAAGCTAACTGCTCCATTTTGGAGGAAAGTCAATTGTTATAGACTGGCGTATTCAAAGTATGTATAGAAATTGGAGATTTATTCAGACAAAACTAACAAGAGCACTTTCAAGTAGTGCTCTTAGTAAGTTAGTTCTGAGAGAGTAGTGTGGCATACATGATAATATATGTGAGTTATTCATTGTTGTGCAAACTTCTAATAAAAACTTCATTTTACACAACAAAGCAGTTAGTTTCGTTAACTAACTACTTGTTGTACAAAAGAAAATTAGGCCCTACAAGTAAATGAAATGTAACTTTAAGTTACAGCTATAGTATAAGCAGAATTAAAAGTATTATGTGGAAACAATAATGATCTTAATAAAAATTTCATTTTGTAGAAAAGAGAAAGCTAAAAAAGAGCACTATATAAGTGCTCTTGTCGAGAGTGAGTATAAATTCCTATCATTCTATACTAGTATATGCACTGTATTATGTAGTTGCTACTAAAATTAATATCAGTTTTTTAAAATTAGGGGTTTCTTTTAATGAAACCCCTAAAAAGACAACTAAATTTACGTTATTGTAAATTCAATTGCGATAGGAGTACCTCCATCTAGGACGGCTCCTCCTACAATAGTAGCAGCTGTAGTAGTCACACCAGTAATAGTATCGCCTGTTTGAATAACACCATTAATATAAAGCGTGAAAAAAGCATAAGAAGCAGGGAATGTTGTTACAGCACCAGTGTCATCAGTGAAGTCTGTGTTAGCAAACGTTAAATCCGCTCCAGCGACAGTTCCTGTTGCTGCTGTACTTACAAATCTTCTTCCTGCTATAAAAGGTTTAACAATAGGCATTTATGTTCACCTCTTTTTGAGAATTAACTCAGACAAGTTTTTTGAAAGTCTTGTCCTGTATTGTATTCTATGTTGTGCTTCTTTTGAAAGATACGGCTTGTACACTAGTAAAAAAGTATAATTCTTATGTGTTTATTAGATGTTGTATAAATTAAAACAAAATAATCCTTTTAATCGAATAGGAGAATGAGAGGTGGACAAGAAAAATTGTGTGAAGTGGCAGTTGAAATTTTAAACAAGCATAACCCCGTTCTAATAGTAGAACGGGGTTAAAAATATATTTGTTTAATCTTGGAGTAAGGTACTTCACTACAATAAAAATATGGTTAGTGATTTTTTTGAAGATTTAATTTTTACTTAACGAGAGCACCCTGTATTAAAATAATTCAATTCTTCATCTTTAAAATCAATTCTTACTATCACTTAGTTACAAGCAATGCCGTCTCCATTTCTATCCAAACGATGGTCTCCGAATCCAGCTGCTTTTGATTTTTTCATGAATTCGGTTGCTTCAGTAGCATTACTAAAATCGGAACAATCTCTATCTTCTTTGAAATTGTAATTTGGAGTAGAGGAGTCTTTCGTTTTTTCGCTGCTTTTAGATTTGTCTTCTTCCACTTTTCTTTTTGCAGATTCTTCCTTCGCTTCTTCTTGAGCTTTCTTCAAACCTTCTTCCGTTCTTTCCATTTCTTTTATGTACTTGTTACCTTCAATTTCTCTTTGTTTTTCTTCTAACTCTGTTTTCTCCATCTGAGCTATGTGTCGTTGGTAAACGCAGGGGCCAATAGACCAACTTGCCAATAATATTAGTATTATTAGTATAAGGATTCCTTTGGCATATGTTTTTTCTTTTTTCTTTCTATAATAGCACCATAATATTACGAGAATAATAGCAAGAAATAATAAAAGATTCCAAATTGAACTCACAATGCATTCTAATATAAGTATAAATGCATAAACGCAACCCACTATAAGCAATAATTTTAGTACTTTTATAAAATCCTTAAATTCCTTTTCTTTCATTTTGTTCCCCCATTAATAATTTAATCAATTAGTACTAATCAATTTTATTTGTAAGCATTCGATAAGTAAATCAGAAAAATATTCCATAAAAAGTAATATTATGGAATATTAATATGGTTTGCAAGTTATTAAATAAACTCCTTTAAAAAGTTAAAAATAAATAAGAAAATGATATAATAATAGCAATTAAACATTTTGTCCTACTGGAAGAACCAGCGGACACTGAACTACAAAGAGCATTAGGAATATTGCTCTGTAGTTGGGTGTCCGCTTTTTGTATTTTATTAAGAAAATAGACAAGGAGCGTTTATATATGAATCAATTAACTTTCTTATCTAAAATTGATCGCGCAGCAACACAGGAGAAATTAGAAGGTCTTCTTGAAGAAGTGCGTATTTACAAACAGTTCGGAATGGTTCGAGAAGAAATGAAAGTCACTCCTTCATATGAAGTGAGATATCATGGCCCTACAAATACAGTGGGAAATCCATTAGAAGATGTAGCTTTAGAAAATATAAAGCGTAGTGAACGTGAGCAATACCTTAAAAATATGTCATTCCGCATTGATCAGTTTCTAAGCCGTTTAGGTAATGGGCGTGCAGGAAAAATTCAGAGAGACATCATTAATAAGCGTTATTTAGAAGAAGAAGACATTTGTGATTATATGATTTATAACGAAACTGGAATGGCTGAACGCACTTATCGCCGTTGGAAGTCTAGAGCGTTTTATAATTTAGCTTTTGCTCTTAGATTAGAAGTGTACGAACAAGAGGGTGGTGAACAAGAATGAATTTTGTTCAACCTATTCGTAATCCAGAGCAGATACAGCAAATTAAGGAATACCTGAAAGAAAAGAACGAACGGAATTATATCTTGTTTGTAATGGGAATCAATACAGGCTTGCGTATAAGCGATATCCTAAAATTGAGAGTTGGAGATTTAAAGGGAAGTCATATTTCCATGCGTGAAATGAAGACGGGTAAGCAGAAACGGATTCAAATAACTGCAGCATTGAGAAGAGAGCTAAAGTGGTATATTGAAGATATGGAAGATCATGAGTATATAATTAAGAGCAGGCAAGGGAAGAATCGACCTATAGGAAGAAGTATGGCATATAAAATACTTAGTACTACAGCAGCCAAGTTTGGTTTAGATGAGATTGGAACGCATACACTTCGTAAGACATTCGGATATCATATGTACATGCAGACAAAGAATATAGCTTTGTTAATGGAGATATTCAATCATTCGTCTGAAAGGGTAACGTTAAGATATATAGGTGTAAACCAAGATGTAATGGATAAAGCAATGCGTAAGTTTAAAATATAAGGGCATTAAAATTATTGGAATATTTTATCAAATTGGTGCAGAATATTAAGATAATAAATTTTTATACTTTTTTTGCATAAATTATTGATTTTTGTATTGATATCTCTGTATTCAGAACCTTATCAATCATATTAAATTAATAAATATACGTAATTTGAGAAAAATGTAATATTTTGTAATTTTTTCTATATTTACTCTTTTGTTCATTATCCCTAAAATGTGAGTTGTAAAGGGTAATAAGCCTTTCAAAAAGTAAATATGGAGGGATTTTTAAATGAAAAAGATGAAAAAATTTGTAGGAATCGCATTGGCTGCTACAATTGGATTAGGTGGTTTAAGCATGCTAACATCAACAAATGTAAGTGCAGCGGAATTGGAGAAACCTATTTCTAATGTTCAAACTCTTGCTGGTGCAGTTATTCTTGATGAAGGAGAATTTTCTTTTCCTAATAATGGGACAAGTCAAGATATAACGTATAATATTAAAAGTAGCATGGGGGATGAAGTTAATTTTTGGTTAGATAATACAGTTTTAAATACTGACTTACAATTCAAGGTGTATACCCCGAATGGGAAAACACTTTCCCCTTCTAAAGTTTATGCTTCAGGAGCTGTTAACTACAAATTAAATATAGATTTAAATTCTTATGGATATGGAAAATATAAAGTGAAAATCTTTTCTCCTTCAGACACTAGAGGTGGAGAGTACGGATGGAAAGTTAGAGTTTTCTAATAGCGATAGAATATTTACGAATTAAATATCATGAGCAATAGAGAAAAGCACAAAATCTATGAAAATAGATTTGTGCTTTTTTTGTAAATCTTTAAAAAATATTCATATAAATGCACTTAATCAAATTGTAGCAAGTGTGTAACTCGAAATATAAATCAGTAAAAAAATAATGATATCAAGTGGTTGAGAGATTGAAGTAGTTACACAAAATATAAGATATGGGTAAGTGAAAAAACGGCATAAAAAAGAAGCGTAGTTCGTCAAATGGATGTAATGCTCTATTACTATTAAGTTGAGAAATTCATTGTTTCCGATTAATTGCATCTGTTTATTGTGATTCTTATTGATTTTAAAAAATAAAAAATCGCCTTATTAAAGGCGATTCATTTTGTATTCTTTTGATAAATAAATATCTTTTAAAATTAAATGCAATGTTCTACATTAACGTGTTTCTGGATCTTTGTCTTTTTTTCTAAGACCGAATAATCCTAGTAGTCCCAATAAACCAAGCCAAGTCCAATTATTATTTTTATTACGATTATCATTTAAATCATTTGTCGTATTTACATTTCGAGTTCTCACATCATTATTAACTCTATTCATGTTATAGTCATTAACTCTATTCGTGTTATAGTCATTAACTCGAGTTGTAGTATTATTATTGTTAACTCTATTCGTATTATATCCATCGTATTCAGCATGGATGCTTGTACCAAAAAACGTAATAGTTAGTAATAGGGCACCTAAAATAGATGAAAGTTTTTTCTTCATGGTTTTCCCTCCTTTCGTATTTAGTAATGTCTCCAGTTCCTTTAGACAATATTCGGTTGAAATATATAAAACCATTTGAATTCAAATTATGATAAATATCTTTAATTTTTATTATTAAAATTACTTAATAATAATGGATTAAATTAATTGAAATGTATTTATTCTTTATAAGCATAAATTTTTGGTAACGGTACATTCTATGAGAGGTAATTACTATATTTGGGTAAGGTGTTCCTTATGAGTTATAAGAACTTATTTTCTTTAATCAAGAACATGATTGGGAAAATTTTTTCTATAGTAAGTATTGTTGCTAAAAGTCTAATTTCTTTAAGGAGGAATATTTTTATGGGTATTTTAAGTGGAAATCCACAAAATGAACCAATGCACTACGGAGAAGTCTTTGGGATTTGGAGTTATCTTGCAGCGGCACAAGGCGCAATTGCTGGATATCAAGTTCTTATTAACCACACAGGAGACGAGGATTTAAAGAAATTTTTAGAAAACCTTGTAGAGAATGATATCCAATCAGAAGTTGAAGAATTAAAAAACATCTTAAAATTGAATGGTGTTGCATTACCACCAGCACCTCCAGAAAGACCAGTTGCATCTATTGAAACAATTCCTCCTGGTGCTCGTATTAATGATGCAGAAATTGCTGCAAAAGTTTCTATGGATCTTGCCGCTGGGTTAGTAGCATGTAGCCAAGCTATGGGACAATCCCTTCGAGAAGATGTAGGAATGATGTTTGGTCAATTTCATATGAAAAAAGCACAAGCTGGAGCTATATTACTTCGTTTGAATAAGAAAAAAGGTTGGATTATTCCGCCTCCATTACATGTTCTACAATCAGATCAAGCATAATACCTAAATAAAATTCAATCTATTCTTTGTGACTGTTGCAGTGAAGTTGTCTAGAAAAATAAAGGTTATTAGTGAATTAAAATAAGTGGCAGAGTCGTGACCGCTTTTTGGCAGTAAATGTGCCGGCTGTTTTGGAATCAATGTGATATATTTGTATTGTGAGTAGTGGCGGAAAACATTACTTATAAAATTCCTGATAACTGAAAATGGATCGTCATAACCGGTGGCGAAGGTTGCAGATTGGATGAACAATTATTTCTTGTTTTCACATTTAATTGCAATTCACGTTGTATAAACGGGGAAGGGCTTTTGCTCTTCTTCCAGTTACTTAATAATGTACAAACAAATTGATGCAGCAATATTAGGTGATTGGAAGAAGGAGAAAACTTCATTTACCGTAATTGAAATACAAATAAATAATTGATATCAGAGCATCCATTCAGGTGCTTTTTTTGATATGCTAACTAATTAGAAATCGGTATTCCAAGTACTCTTAGAGCTAATGCTACTTGAAGAGAAATCTCTAATCTAGCAATTTCGATACCAGCTACTGTAAGAACTAAAAAAGGTTGGCCATTTACAAACAAAACAAACTCAACACAAACCAAATATTGTAAAGAAGGTTCGAAAACCATCTAATGTAACACATCATATATTTTGTTACATTAGATTTATCAGTGGAAATGCCGTTATATCAACGTTTATTTCTATTATCAAAAATAACTACCATATTTTATGTAACATATTGTATAATAAAGATACGTCTAATGTAACATAACGTATGGAGGGGTAAGGAATGAAGTTTGTGCAACCAATTCGAGATAAGAAAAAATTAGAAGAAGTGAAAGACGTTTTACGTCGCCAATCTTATCGTGATTTGTTTTTATTTGAAATGGGGATCAATACAGGTCTAAGAATTAGTGACTTATTAAAGTTACATGTAAATGATGTGAAAGAAAGAACTCACATTGTTATTAAAGAACAGAAGACCGGAAAAGAGAAACGTTTCATTATCAATACAACGTTAAGAGAAAAAATAAATGAGTATGTAAGTGGAATGAACGAAACAGATTGCTTATTTGCTTCTAAAAAGACAGGGAAACCAATCACAAGAATTCAAGCTTATCGAATTATGAACGCTGCTGCTGAAAAAGTAGGGCTTGATGAAATTGGAACGCATACTCTTAGAAAAACTTTTGGATATCATTATTATCAGAAGACAAAAGATGTGGTAATGCTACAAACAATCTTTAATCATTCTGCTCCATCGATTACATTACGTTATATAGGAATCCAACAAGATGAGATTGATAAATCATTAGAAGATTTCAGTTTATAAATAAGAAACAACAAAAGTAGCGAATCCGCTGCTTTTTTATTTTGTAAAGAAAAAAGGAACCCCCAAAAGGATTCCTTTTCTTATTCCGATCTATCTTAAGCGCATATAAGATAACGTTATTTTACATCTTAATATTAGGAATTACAATAATTAATTAGGATTTACCGTGAGGTGGTGTAAATGGAAGAAGAAAATATAAACGTTCCTACATGCTCTGTTTGTAATGAGCCTTGCATGTGGACATTAAAAATGCCATTAACTATTACTCATTTTGATAAAACATATATCCGTGAAGCAAATACGGGTAATGCTCATATATGCATTGAGTGTTTAGAGAAGGAAGTGCAAACAATTGGATAAGGGGGCAGGTGTTATGTGATTATGGCCAGACAACGAAGTCCAGACCGTGACAAAGCATATGAAATATTTAAAGAACATAATGGTGATATTACTAATCGTAAAATTTCCGAATTGCTGTCTACATCCGAAAAAACTGTAAGTGAAAAAACGGTTGGTGGATGGAAATCCAAAGATGGATGGGCAGATAAATTAAATGGAGTACTCCATAAAAATGAACGGAGTACTCCAAAGAAAGATACGGAGTACTCCAAAAAGAAACCAGGAGCACCCAAAGGTAATAAGAATGCTGTAAATAATCGTGGTGGAGCCAAAAAGGGCAATAAAAATGCTGTTGGTAATCCTGGAGGTTCTGCTCCATTTCGTAATGGTAATGCTGCTACTCATGGTTTGTATAGAAAGTACTTACCGCAAGAATTATATGATTTAAAAGCAGAGCTAGAGGAAGCCATTAACAATGATCCATTATCGATTTTATGGGAAAGTATAATGCTGCAACACGCTCAAATCATTCATGCTCAACGTATTATGTTCGTTAATAATAAAGAGGACATGACAAAGGAACTACGAAAGAAAAAGCTTAGTGAAAGTGGATTTGAAGAAGAGTGGGAAATTCAATTTGCTTGGGATAAACAAGCAAGCTTCTTAAATGCTCAATCTAAGGCACTTTCTACTTTGTCCGCTCTTATTAAAGATTTTGATAGGTTAGCTAATATAGATGATGAGCGACGCGCTAAACTTGAATTTATACAGGTTCAAATCGATAAGATTAAATCTACTACTAATATTGATGATAATAATATTGAGCCAGTTGTCATTGTAGATAATATCAGTGGTGATTTAAATGTCTAAAAAGCAAATCGATGAAATACTTCCACCAGCATTTCATCAAGTTTGGTTAGCCCGTAAATGCGAATCAATATTAAAAATTGTTTGTAAGGGCGGTCGTGGTTCGGGTAAATCTACTGATATATCTATTTGTATCGTTATGGACCTTATTCAGTTTCCTATTACGGTTCTTTGTATACGAAAAGTAAAGGATACAATAAGAGAATCCTGCTATGAGCAAATAAAAGAAGCGATAGAAATCTTAGGTGTAGAGCATTTATTTCGTTTTAAAGAGAGCCCGATGGAAATTATTTATAAACCGCGTGGAAACAAAATGATATTCCGTGGTGCTGATGACCCTGCAAAAATCAAATCTATTAAAATAGCGAAGTATCCAGTTGCTATTGCATGGTTTGAAGAGTTGGCCGAATTTAAATTAGAAGAAGATGTTTCTACAATAGAGAAGTCTATTTTGCGTAAAGAATTACCGAATGGACTGCGATATAAAATGTATTACTCGTATAACCCACCGAAGAGAAAACAGTCCTGGGTTAATAAGAAGTTTGAAACGCAATTCAAGCCAAAGAATACATTTGTACATCATAGTACATATCATGATAATCCTCATATTTCTAAGCAGTTCGTGGAAGAAGCAGAAGAAACAAAAAGACTTAAACCACAGCAATATGAACATGAATATGAAGGGAAACCGACAGGCAGTGGCGTTGTTCCATTTAGTAATCTCTCATTCAGACGTATTACAGATAAAGAAATTAAAACATTTGATAATATACGTCAAGGGATTGACTGGGGTTATGGGAATGACGCGCTGTCTTTTGGCCGTATGCATTATGATAAAACGCGCAGAAAGCTTTATATATTCGGTGAAATACATGGCGTTAAAATCAGTAACCGCTCGTTAGCTGAAAAGATTAAGCAGCTTGGCTGGGATGATGTTGAAATAATTGCGGATTCTTCTGAACCAAAATCAATTGATGAAATGAAAAATGATCATGGTATTAAGAGAATCAAGGGAGCGGTTAAAGGTCCTGGTTCTGTTGAATACGGAGAAAAATGGTTAGATGATTTAGTGGAAATCATAATTGATCCCGAACGTTGTCCAAAAACTGCTGGTGAATTTGAAAATATTGATTATGAAGTTGATAAGGACGGTAATCCGAAAAATAGATTACAAGATAAGGATAATCATAGTATCGATATGACTCGTTACGCATGTGAGGACGATATGAGTAAACGTAAAGTAGTTATGGGTGGAAAGGTGAAAAGAGTGTAGTCGGACATTAATTGTTCGGCTATTTCTTTTGCTTTTTATTAATAGAAGAAAGGAGGACATACAAAGAATATGAGTGACAAAAAGACCATAAAGAATGTAAAAGTATTCGGGATTAACAAAGCTGCAGACGATCCAAAAAATAAGGAAGACCACAGTAAACAAATGACCGTTGACCCATTTGCGCAAATATATGGTGATAAGGGATTAGTTAAACCTCCTTATGATATGGCGGTATTACTGGAGATAAAGGAAAGTAATCCTATTCATTCTGCTTGTATTAGCGCAAAAGTTGATGATATTGCAGGTGTCGGTTTCGACTTTGCTCCTTTTGAAGAAGTGAAAGAAGCTGCAAGCCAGGAGCAATATAAAAAGTTAAAGGAATTCATGCGGAATTGTAACCCAGAAATGACAAGTTCCGAAATCATAAGGGCTGTATGGGACGATTATGAAACAGTTGGCTGGGGCATTATTGAAGTTGTTCGTAATAACAAAGGTGAACCGTCAAAACTATATCATATACCGGGTCAGACAGTTCGCGCTCATAAAGATAAAGTGCGATTTGCTCAAATTGTAAATAACAAAGAACGATGGTTTAAAAAGTTCGGTTATCCAGATGATTATAGCCTTGTTGATGGTCGCCCTTTAGCAGCGGAGGATATTGCAGAAAACGGAACAGAAAAAGCAGGAGAAGTAATTGTTATTCGTAAATTCGGTTCTCGTTCTTCTTATTACGGTATACCTAATTACGTTAGTTCTGTTGGTTCGATAGTTGGCTCTCAAGCAGTAAGAGATTATAACATTAACTTTTTCACAGGTAAGACTATTCCGGATTCCATACTATTCCTTGAGGGAGTCGATGAAATAGATTCCGGAACTGAAAATGAACTAAAAGTATTTTTCTCTGCAGAAACAAAAGGAGAACATCATAAGTTAGCCGTTGTTCCTGTACCGCCAGGAGCAAAAGCTAGACTAGAAAAAATAAGCCCAGATGTAAAAGAAGGTAGTTTCCGTTTATATAAGCAGGATAGCGCAATGGAAATATGCGTGGCTCATCGTGTACCGCCTTATCGTATTGGTTGGGCTATGACTGGTTCATTAGGGCAAACAACTGCTAAAGAAATGAACGAGATGTATAAGCGTTCTATTATTGAACCTGGCCAAGAAATATTAGAGCATCGATTGAATAATCAATTGTTCCGTGTATTTGCTGAAATACTAGGCGGTTTAGATTGGCATTTCAAATTAAACGAAATCGATACGGATGATCGTGAGGCTGATATGCAATATGCAGCAGGTGGTTATGAGAAGCGTATATTAACACGGAATGAATCTCGAAAGGTAGTAGGCTATGAACCTGTAGCAGATGGGGATACATTCTTTGAAGGTGGAACAGCTGCTTCTCAATTCGAACCTATTGTAAAATCAGCAGACAATGAGCAAGAAAATATAATTGCTATTAATGCATTTAGGGAAAAGCATGAAGAAATAGAGAAAGCTATGCAAAAGAAAGTGGCTGATTTTTTTCAGAACAGGGAAAACGGCTCTTAAACCTGCTTCCCGTAATCCGTATTAATAAAGCAGATGAAGAGATTGATGTTGTAATTGCAGAAGCAGAAGTTGATGAATTTCTGGATAATGTTGATTGGGATGAGGAACGACAAATGTTTGTCGACGAAGTCACTGCTACGCTACAGGATGATGTTACAGAGTTTGTACAAAGTGCTATAGCTTCTAACGGTTTAACCTGGATGGTATTAGATTCAATTGGTGATGTTGCTGCAAAATGGGTTGCTGCTTATGCCTTTGAATTAGCAAAGGGAATCCATGAAACTACTAAAGATAGATTAAGAGAAACGATGTTAAAGAATCTTAGTGAGGGAATGGGTGTCGATGCATTAAGTGTTTCTATTGCAGATGTAATGTCAGAAGCAAGCAACTACAGAGCGATGATGATTGCACGTACAGAAACAACATATGCAATGAATTACGGCAATTTAATCGCTTATAAGGGTGCAAATAGAAGTAAGAAAACATGGCTTACAGGAAATGACGAGCGTGTTTGTAAAGAATGTGGTGGTTTACATGGGGAAACGGTAGATATTGATGATGTATTTAGTAATGGAAAGATGTGTCCGCCAGCTCATCCGCATTGCCGCTGCACTATGATTTCAGAAGAGTAATAAAATACACCTATTTGATTGGGGTTTCATCGTCAAAACGTATACGGCTTTAACTTGGCTGCTATGCGTTTTGACAGTGGAACCCCAATATTTATAGGGAAGGAGGTAAAACGATGGGATACGAACTAAAAAACGCCAATATCAGTTATGTTTCATTAGTTACAAAGGGCGCAAACGGTCGTCAATTTGCCATTATGAAAAGCGAATCTGCTAAACAACCAAATATATCAAAGCAAGTTCCAATCCTTAAAACAGAGGAAGAGAAGCAGCTTGTTACAGGAGTAGTATATGAACCGGATGTTGAAGATTCGCACGGGGATACAATGACCGCAGAGGAAATTGAAAAGGCTGCATATACCTTTATGGATAATTACCAACACATCGATAAACAACACGATGAAATTGCTGGTAAAGGAACAGTTGTTGAAAACTGGATTGCTAAAAGTGATATGACAGTAGGCGAACAAGAAGTAAAAGCAGGAACATGGCTTATGACTGTTCGTGTTGATGATACAGACACCTGGGAAGAGATTAAAAAAGGTGAAGTTACTGGCTTTTCAATGGGGGGATTTGGCGAACGTGTAGAAATCGCGAAAGCAGATGATCTTACTCATGAAGAGAAAGGTATTATTCGTAAAATGGTCGGTTTCTTCAAAGGTGAGAAACACGAAATTAAAAAGGGAGAAGTAAAAGATCGTTTTGTAGATGAAAGACAAAATCGTGATTTACGTGCTGTTTTTAATTTGTTCGAAGATGTGTTCTATTGGGAGATTTGGGAGAATAATCCCGATATTGACCGAATGCTGACTGCTCTTGATGACATGAAGGAAATCCTTTCTTCTATTAAAGGCGGTTATACTATTGCGAAATCAGAAGATAGTGTACAAGCAGAAAGCATTTTATTAGGAAACATTAAAAAGGCTGGGAAAGTATTATCTCAAAAGAATCATGCAAAATTAGATGAAGCATTAGCTTTAATTAGTGAAATAAAAGAAGCTGCTGCACCACAGGAGGAAGATGAAATGAAAGTAGAAGATATTGCAGAAATTGTTAAACAAGCAGTAGAGCCACTAGCTACTAAGTTAGAAAAGATTGAAAAACAAGTGAATGGTGAGGAAGTAGAACCGACACCAGAAGAGCAAACGGATGAAGAGAAAGTTGCAGCAGTTATTAACAAAGCATTAGCACCATTTGCTGAACGTCTTGAGAATATTGAAAACGCTGCTTCTATTCGTAAAGGCTTAGACCCAGACGAATTATTTACACCAGGACAACAACCAATTAAAAAATCTGTTTTTGCAGGCCTTGACCTAAAATAAGAGGAGGATATAACTATGACAATGACTAACGCAGAATTATTAGCACATGTGCAACGAATTTCAAAAGGTGCTATTTCAACCGGATCAATTTCTTCAGGATTATTAAATCCGGAGCAGAGTAAAGAATTCTTTAGAATGGCCTTTGATTCAACGCCATTCTCACAGTTACATCGAAAGGTAATGCGTAAAGCAAAACAAGGTGTAATTGATAAGATTGCTATTGGCGGACGTATTCTTCGTAAGAAAACAGAGGGTAACGATGATGAGTACCGTGCAGGTGTTAAAACATCAAATGTTCCTTATAATACAAAAGCGATTCGTCTACCTTGGGAAATTAATGAAGAAACTCTTCGTGAAAATATTGAAGGTGATAGTTTTGAGGATACTGTAATGACCCTTATGTCAACTCAAACAGGTATTGATTTAGAGGACTTACATTGGAATGGGGATGTTGACTCATCTGAACCATTTTTATCAATTAATGATGGTTGGTTAAAGAAAATCCTAAAATCGAATGAATCACATATTGTAGATCACGCTAAACTAGTAACTGGTACAGGAGAAGCTGCAAAAGCCAATGGATTTGGTAAAAGTTCATTCTTCGCTTTATCCGGAGTAATGCCAAGCAAATATAAGAATAGTAACCTACGTTGGATTATGTCACCAAATCGTAGAGAAAAATGGATTGAATATTTAACAAACCGTCCTACAGGCGCTGGTGATGCTGCGTTACTTGGAGCAGGAGATCAAGTTAATAAACCAATGGGATATGGAATTGCAGAGGTTCCATCATTTTCAGATGACATTATCATTCTTGCAGACCCACGTAACTTTATTGCAGTTAATACTTATGAGACTCGCGTTCGTAAAACAACAGAGGGTAAAGCTGCAGTAATGGAAGATAAGCGCTTCTATGTAATTCATTTTGACGATGACGCTATTATTCAAGAAATGGATGCAGTAGCAATTCTGACGAATATTCCTAATACATTCGACGCCTAATAACCAGGCGTATTTTTTATGGGAATAAACCCTTTGTTATCAGGGTTTTGAATGTATACTTTTTTATTAATTTCTTGTTTTTGATGGAAAACGAGATGGAACCAATAAAATCAATAATTCGAATGTAAACTTTCATTGATTAGTTTACATTCGAATTTTCAAAAAGAAAAAACACAGCAAAGACCTAGGCTATATTGTGAATGCTCATAGCACTATATGCTGGATATCAAAAACGTGTTAAAAAGTAAACTTTTAATAATTAGTTTATATTCGCGAAAGGAGTGTTAATTATGAAAGTAGTTACGCTGCGATACGGTGGCACTTACACCGCTTATGGACAAAAGTTTAAGAATGGCCAAGAAGAAACAGTTGCAAATGATAAGGCTGATTACCTTGTAAGTACTGGACATTTTGAGCTTGTAAAAGAAGTCGATAAGAAGGAGAAAGAAACATAATGGATATTACCATGCAGGACATTAAAGACCGCGTAAACGTGCAGAAAATGCCTGATACAGTTATTCAAGAACTAATAGATTACTATACGGTTATTACTAAAAAGTATTTAAGAGTTAAGCCGGAGAATCCAATGAAAGAAATCATCCATACTAGTAAATTAGCTTGGCTTTCTTTTTCTGCTGAATCTATAGCAAAGGTAACACATGTTAGTTCGAAACAAGATATGTCCGATTCTATTACTGTAAACGGGCGTATTGTTTATGGTTTATCTGAAAATCAATTGTATGAAATCGAATATAAGATACAAGATTATGATGATCTGCAGGTACTTATGAAGAAATGTATTATTGATTTGGTTGTTTCCGCAGTAAATCGTGCTAAATTACAACGGAAAGGTATGAAGACATCCGAAAGTATAGGGGATTATTCGTACCAGATTAGCCCAGAAGCATTAGATGAACCTGCTACAAACAATAAGATACTTAATGGTTTAAAAGCGTTTAGAGCAAGAGTTAAGCCAGTGATGGCCACATGAGTATGTTCTTTGACGATGGTGAAATGGATGATTTATATATTCATGAAGTAGTTGTAAAACGAAAGAAGAAAAAGAAACAATCCTCTGGTAATCATGCAGAAGTAGAAGAAGACATTTATGAGAATATGATTTGCCGTGTAACTACTAATTCTGCTGCTGATAATGAGAGATTTAAACGTGATAAACAAAATTTTGGTACAACCTTTAAGATATATGCACCTGCTTCTTACAAGATTAAGCCAAATGATCGTATCTTTTTCAAAGATGATGATTTAGGCGTTGATTATACATTTGAAGTAAAAGGAGAACCACGTAATCCTGCGTTTATGAATCATCACATAGAGATTTATTGTGAAAAGGTGTGAATCTATATGTCTAGTTCAGTAGAAGTTGAGTTTTCAAGCAATATGGAGCAAGTAAAAACACAAATCAATAATATGTGTGTTGAAAAAGTAACTGGTGCTACAATCCATTTGCAAAATCAAGTCAAAAAAAATCTTACAGGTAGTCGTAGTGGTAAACAATACAAAATACCACATACAAGCCGTAAATATACAGCATCCAAACCAGGCGAAGCTCCTGCTGTTCGTACTGGTGATTTATTAAATTCTATTAAGTACAACATTAAACGGTCGCAATCAGAGGTGCTGGGTGCAGTAGGAAGTGACTTGAAAAAAGCAATATGGCTTGAAACTGGTACGAGTCATATGGAAGCCCGTCCATTCCTATTAAAAGTGTTTGAGAAAGAGCGTAGAGAACTGAAAAGGCAAATGGGAGGGTAATTGAATGACTAATGCTATTGCAGCTATTAGAACGCTTGTAGAGAGCGATGAAATAATAAAGGCTAATCTATCGGAATATGGTGAAGACGAGGACAAAGGCCCTGCTCTTACATTCCAAACTGCACAGGATGATATGGAAATGCCTTATGCAATTATGAGAATTGAAGCAGATAATCCGGATGATGTTGAAATTATAGATCGTATGATTCTGAATTTCGATGTGTATTGTGACAACGGTGATTATGATAAGGCGAAGTTAATTGCTACACGTATTGAGAAGTTACTAGATAGAGAAGTTGGCTTAAAAGATGATGGGATACTTTCTATACATCGTGCAGGTAAGCTGCCGATACCGGATGAAGACCCATCTATCATTCATATAAATGCAAAATTTCTTGTCCGAACGATTCGAACGGACTTGTATTAGGGGGTAGAACAAATGAGCTGGAAATTAATTAACGGTGTCCGCGAAGGAACAACTGATAATTTTGTAATCGGCCCTGGTGTCATGTATAAGGACTTTAAAAGCATAAAAGATTTAGGAGAAATGGTCGGAGCAACTACAGGCGGAACCAAAGTAGGTTTTGATCGTGAGTACTATGATGCAGATATTGATGGTGTATTAGGTAAGATGGTGCGCGGTAAGTGGTTATTAAAAGATGAACCGCATGTAGAACTTACATTAGTAGAGTTTACAAAAGAAAACCTGCAGTTAGCTTTACCTGGGATGACGGTAGATAGTACGACCGAACCAGATTACGATATTATGAAACCTTCAAATGAAATTCCTGACTCTAGTTATCATGATATTGCTTTGATTGGGATGGTTTCAGGAAGCAGCTTACCAATTATTTTCGTTATTCGAAATGCATTGGTAGTTTCAAGTATTGAAGTTGATTTGAAAGATGGAAAAGGAACGGTTGGATTGAAATGCAAGTTCATTGGCCATTACAGTGAATCTGCACCAAATACACCACCTTATGAAATCTATTTACCAAAGAAAAAGAAAACAGCAGCACTTAAAGCGCCGGCTACCGCATAAAAAGGTAGTCGGTTTTCTATTACATAAAACTAGCTAAATGCTAAAAGGAGAGAACGGAATGGCTTCGATTTTAGAAAAAATGATGAATACCGGTACAGAAATTACAATCTTAGGTGAAAAAGTAACAATGCGACGATTAAATGTAACGGACGTTTGGCGATTCGCTAAGATTATTTCGAAGGTTGGACGCAACGCAATAGTTAACTTTGCTGATTTCGGTAAGGATAAGCAAACAATGGATGAACTAACTAAAGCAGCAGAATCTCTTCCAGAAGAAGAAAAACAAGCACAACTAGTTGCACTTAAAGAGAAGCAACAACAAAAAGGATTAGAATTTGCTTTTCGTGTTCTAACGATGATCCCTGCTTGTGAGGATGATTTTACAGAGTTCTTTGCTAGTTTATTAAAAGTGAAAGCCGAAGAATTTAGACAGTTCCCTCCGGAAGCAATGGTTGCTGTTATACAGGGCTTATTAGAAAGTGAAGACCTAATGACTTTTTTCAACCAGGTCAAGGGACTAGTGAAAGTTCAGAGCGAGAAATGGAGCAAACCAGCAGCTGCTCCGAACCTAGCTTAAACGAAAATTCAGATGAATATTTAGAGGAAGCTGAACAAAACATGTTACGTGCTTTCGATAAGATCCAAAAGCGGTATGGATGGACAGATGAATACGTCTTATCTATACCGTATTCGCGTTTAATGGACCTATTTTCTTTAATAGCACGAGAAGAGCAGCAAGAAGAACTGAATGAGTGGAAGAAGATGGCGTTCATTGGTTTTCAAACTCGTCAACTTGAAGAGGGTACTACTTTCGATGATTATCTAAAAGCCTTTGGACTAACTGATAACCAGGATGATAAGGAATCATCTTATGAAATGGGTGAAGTATGGAGCAAAGAAGAATGTGAAGCACATGTTGAGCAAATTATGGCTCAATTCCAGGAAGACGACGATGAAGAATAAAATGGTTATCGGCCCCAGAAAAGGGGGTGCATAAATGTTAGCTGAAATGTTCCAACTGTTCGGAACGATTGGTATTAAAGCAGACGGCGCTTATAAAGATTTACAACAATTTGAAGATCGAGTACAAAAGACTGCAAACGGAATGCATGATAAGTTCCAAAAAGCGGGGGAATCCATTAGCCATGTAGGTAACAAAATGAAAGATGTTGGTACTAACATGACTGCTGGTGTCTCATTACCTCTAGCTGGTATTGGTGCTGCAGCTGTTAAAGTAGCGTCTGACTTTGATACTTCTAATAGAAAACTAGAATCTACGCTTGGATTATCAAAAGAAGCTACAAAAGAGCTTGGTAATGTTGCAAAAGAGACCTGGAAAGATGGATTTGGGGAAAGTATAGAAGCAGTTGATGAAGCTGTAATACAAGTAAGTCAAAACATGAAGAATCTTTCTTTCGATGAAATGCAGGGAGCTACGCAAAGCGCTATGACTCTTGCGAAAACTTTTGACACTGACGTTAATGAGGTTACACGAGGGGCCGGACAACTTATGAATCAGTTCGGGTTAGATGCACAAGAGACATTTGACCTCTTAGCTTCTGGTGGACAAGCAGGCTTAAACTTCTCAAACGAAATGTTCGATAACATTTCCGAATACGCGCCTTTATTTAAACAAGCAGGATTTTCTGCAGAAGAGATGTTTACCATTATGGCAAATGGAACCCAAGATGGTTCATACAATCTCGATTACGTAAACGACCTTGTAAAAGAGTTCGGTATTCGTGTACAAGATGGATCAAAAGGTGTAACAGAAGCCTTTGCAGAAATGAGTCCAGAAACACAAAAGGTTTGGGACAATTTTAATAAAGGTAAAGGAACTTCTGCAGATGTATTTAACGCAGTACTTGGCGATTTAGGAAAAATGGACGATAAAGTCAAAGCCAATCAGCTTGGCGTTGCTGTATTCGGTACTAAATGGGAAGACATGGGGGCAGAAGCTGTATTAGGGCTGAATAATGCCGATGGTGCATTACGAGATGTTGATGGCAGTATTAAAAAAATGCAGAAGACACAGCAAGAAGCATTTGGTGTTCGCTGGCAAAAACTCACTCGTACTACAATGGCATCATTAGAGCCGCTAGGCCAAGCAATTATTGATATTGCAGAAGTTGCCCTTCCTCCCATTATCAAAGCTGTAGAATTAGCTGCAAAGGCATTTAGTTCTATTCCTAAACCAATCCAAATTGGTATCGTAGCAATTTTAGGTATGGTTGCAGTATTAGGGCCATTAGTCGCAATGATGGGATTTATGACAAGTGGAGTAGGTGCATTTGTCGGTTCATTTAGATTCCTAGTACCAGTATTATCTAAGGTTCCTTTATTATTTACGGGTATATTAAAACTTGGCCCTAAATTAATAGGAATGTTTGGAATGATAGCAAGAGCAGTAGCTTTCCTAGGTAGCACTGCATTTGCAGGACTTTTAAAAGTAGGGCCTAAACTTATTGGTATGTTTGGTGCAATAGGTAGAGCACTCGCTATACTTGGAAGATCTGCAATGACACTACTTATGAATCCCTGGACAATTGCCATACTTGCTATTGTTGGATTAGTTTATTTAATTTACAAAAATTGGGATTATGTTGTTAAATATACGAAACAAGCCGTTAAATGGATGGGTGACGCATGTTCTAAGGGATGGGATGCAACCGTAAAAGGTGCGAAATCAGCTTGGTCAGGTTTATCTAAGTTCTTTTTTGGATTTTGGGAAGGAACGAAAAAAGTCTTCCATGCCTCCGTATCATTTATAGGAAAAATACTTGAATCAGCTTGGCGTGCTTATCTCACAGTTATAAAGTTCTATATAAATTTTTGGAAAAAAGCATTTGAAATTGGATGGAATGCTATAAAATTCATTTTTAATGCTGCTTTAAATATTTTAAAAAGCGTTGTTAAATTTGCCTTAGAATTTATAAAAAATGTAATATCTTTTTATATAAAAATATGGCAAACGATTTTTAGAGTTGGGTGGAATTTAATAAAAACGATATTCGTTTCAATTTTAAATTTCTTGAAGTCGTTTATTCGCGCTTCCTTTACTTTGATACAGAACATTATCTCTGTATCTATGAATTTTATAAAAAATGTAATCTCTACAACGCTAGCAATCATAAAAAATATATTCTTTACAGTGCTAAATTTTATAAAAAATCTAGTAGTTACAAGCTTCAATTTTATAAAAAATACGATAGTTACAATTTTAACTGCTGTCAAAAATTTCATACACCAATCATTCGAATTTATAAAAAACACGATACTCTCTGCAGTTCGGATTTTTGTTAATTTCATAGTTGATAATTTCAATAAGATAAAAAACACCATTTTTTCAGTGATTGGAGCTTGTAAAGATTTTATAGTGTCAAGTTTTTCCACAATAAAAAAGGTAATGACTAGTGCCTTTACCGGAATAGTTGACACTGTGACAAAAGTCTTTAGTAAAGTAGGATCCATTGTAAAAAATGTAGCAAAAGATGCAGTTAGCTGGGGAAAAGATATCATTGCTGGGATTGGTGAAGGTATGTCCGCAATGGCTGGTTGGGTAGCTGATAAAGCAAAAGGCGTAGTCAGCGGAATTCCAAAAGCCGTTAAAAAGTTCTTTGGTATTCGTTCTCCTTCACGCCTAATGATGGAATTTGGTGGATTTATCACAGAAGGTTTAGGGGTAGGGATGGAAAAAATGATTCCTGCAGTAGATAGGGCTTCTGAACTACTAAATAAAGCCGTTGTTCCACCTAAACCAATGAAACTAGTAACCGATGTATCTACTCAAATTGGACAGATGGGAGCACGCTCTGCTGATTTAATCGGTAAGACTGCACATCCATATGCTGGACAAACCCACGTTGAAAAGAAAACGGATAAAGGCGTAACAATTCAAAATGCTACATTTAGAGTCGCTGTTGAAAAACTACAATCTGCAGACGACTTTGTAAAAATGAGAAAGCTACTACAAAACGTAGTCGCTGATGATCTAATGGGAATGGCGGTGAGAAACGTATGAGTGTATTAAAAACATTGCATAGAAGAGCTGGTTCTTATTACCTCTTTGAAAAAGTAACAGAATTAAAAAACACAATACAATATACCATCAATTTCACATGGCCAGGGACATATAACTTTTCGTTTATGTCCCAAGTTCCTATTGGTTCTGATGGGATGCTACCGGATAAATACTTTATTGTTCGTGTAAATGGTATTGAAAGGTTTAGAGCAAGAGGACCTTATGCATGGGAAGCAAGAGAGATATTTGTTGGTGCAGGACCACAAACCATTGAATTTACAACAATCGGTTACGGTTCTTCTGATAGAGCGTATGTGAGTCAAGCCTATTATCATTCATTCGGAAATGTTCCTAACATTGCAATGATTGAGCAAACAAAGATGCCAAAGTCATTAGACGGCTTAAAAACTTACAATGTTATGCATGGGTATCCGCGTTTTCAAAGTGCTGGTAATAAAGGATGTGAAGTAGAATTCACTCTGCTATTTAGAGATATGAAATATTGGCGTGATTTCATGAGGGAAATATATCGTACTCATATTATCACTGGTGATTATGGTACCTACGGGGGTATTATACCGCCTAATGAAGTGGATACAATACGAAAAGGCACATTAGTAATAGCAAAATGTAAATTAATATCTACAGCACAAGCAGGAGTTGGAGTTGATGGCATATGAGGGAAGGTTCTGTATCTTTAATTAGAATGTTGGGGAGTCATTTCCAATTAGGGAATAACTCCCCTAATTTAATTGTTTTTATGAAAAAAAGGGACTCTTCTTCTTACGTCCAAATTCAACACCGTGTAACGGGTTTAGAAGTCCAGGAGAACGCAGACCAATTCGCAAGTACATTTACTATTACCTTTGCAAATGAATACGGTCAAATGGCTCCTGATAATTGGTATGGTAAGTTTTCTTCTATTCAAGAATGGTTTTATAACAGTGAAGTAACAAATACAAATCAACTGTATCCACAGACTGAATTTAAGGTGTCTATTGGCTATGGTGAAGAGGTTTTACCTTATATACATGGTTTTGTATCTGATGTGAAGGTAAATGCCGAAAGTGGTACTATTTCAGTCACTTGTACAACATCTTATAAGAAACTTCTACATAAATCAGTCATACCAACACCTGGATCGGATGAAATTGTTGCGCCCACTGGCAATGTTTATAATGTTGTGAAATTCTTCTTTCAAAAAGCAGGGGTTGTCTTACATGGTAGTCCCGTAAACATACCTGGTACCAATCAAAGTTGGCTCGTTGAAGGTGCTACTGGTAAGAGGTTTCAAAAATGGGATGAAATTGTTTGAGATATTATAGATACAACATTCCACTATATTAAACATGAACCGGATGGAAGTTGTACATTTATGAAAATGCCGGACTATGCCATTAACGAGCCTGCAAAATTTAACTTTAATGAAGGTGAGAATCTCATTTCACTAGATATGCAGCTAACGGACCAGGATATAAGTAATAGCATTGTTGTTAAATGTGGAGATTACGCAAACGGATTTCTTAATTCGTTTTTATTAAAAAATGTATCGCAAGGGGATTTGCGTGAGGAACTGATAGAAGTTCCTTGGGCTACAACATTCTTTGCAAGAAGAGCAGTCGCTGCAGCTTATCATTTAAAGGCAATACAGAAGTTTAGAACATTAACGGTTGCAGTTGTTGGAGATCCAAGGATTCAATTGTTCGATGTAATTTCTGTTTACAACAGAGATTCTGGCCAACAATGGAATTATTTCGTAAAAGGGATTAATACTATGATTTCAGCAGATGATGGTTTCTATCAAACTTTAGATTTAACAGTTAACTATGGATACGAACCTACTCCATATACAGACATAAGCGGAATCACAGTAAACGTAGATACTTTACGATTAAAACTTTGGGATTATGACTATGAAGATGGTGACGTAATAAATATTTACGCCAATGATAGGTTAATAGAAGAAAATTACCTTATCCGAAACAATCCTACATATGTTGATATCCCACTCGAATACGGGGTAAATGTAGTTGTATTTGAAGCTGTACGAAATCCTTTAAGGTGGCTTACAGGACGAATGCAAGTGTTAGATACACAAAATAATATTCTATTTGATTATGGTGACATTCCAGATTTAACGTTTGATAGAAAAAACATAGGTCCAGATGGATATTATATTCAACGTCCCGCAAAAACATGGTCTGTCACAAGGGTAAATTAGGGGTGATATGATGATAATGCAAAAGAACTTATATGATCCGATTATGTATTTGATGAAAGGATTAATTGATAGAGAATTTTACAGCGGTGGAAAACCAATGCCTGACGATGACCCAAATAACGTATTTAAAGAAGGTATGACAGAGGGCTATACCCTCATTCGTGATGGTGCTCGTTTATCTGCAGTTGATGGAGATAAATATCTTTATTACGATTTAGTTTTCAACGAACACGGTATGTTAGATAAAGTTATTTTATCCCACAAGATAACAGGAAAGACGATGGAAACACAATTAATATATAACGGAAAGAAACAATTAGAGCGTGTGCAGCCGCGACTTCTTAATAAAGGTAACGGTATGCTATCTGATTTAGCAATTCCCGATGTGTCGTAATGATACACGGGAATTTTTTAATACATGGAAAAGGGTGAATGCTCTTGTTTGAAACAACCTATTTAGCTGGTGGCCGATTAGATCCACCTTTTCATCCAACAAAAACAGAATCATTCGTACCTGGATTCATTATGGATTCCACATCATATAAAACGGATGAAGTGAAATATATATTACCTGCAGATATGGAGATATACGCAATTAGTGTTAGTTCCTCCATGTACGAATTAGATGATAAATGGGATCTAATCGTGAACGGACAAACTATTTGCCAGGATATCTATACGAAGCGTATTCCCGAAGGTATGCACTTTATGGTTTATAAAGCAGTCGCAGCAGGAAGCACAATAACATTCCGATTCCATAACCAAGGGATTCTTGATAAAACAGTGTGGTTTGAATTGCACTTTTTAAGATAAGGGGGGGCGTACTCATGAGTTTTTCAGTTAATTATATGGCTGGTGGAAGATTTGACGCACCTTACTTCCCTACAAAGACAGAGCCATTTATCCAGGGGCGGAGAATTGGTATTTATGATGCAATCCATCTAGATAAGTTTTCATTACCGTTTGGTACAGAAATGATTTCTTTTTCTATCGCTGCTTCACATTACAGTGATAAGGACTATTGGAACTTATTTATAAATGGCCAACAAGTATTTAAAGAGGTTTATGTAAAAGATGTGCCGGAGGGATTTAATTTCTCTGTTATAAAACCTATCCCTGCTAATGCAGAAATAAAGTTCGAATACCATAATGCATCTGCAGAGAAAAAAACTATATGGCTTAATTACCAACTATTAAGAGATTAGGAGCGTGAAATAGATGGCATACGTTGAAAAAATAGTTACAGAAGCAGATTTTCATAATTCACTCATAAATTTAATGACTGAAAACGGTTGGAAGAAGGTCAAAACCTTTTATAAATACATTGATAAGGTAAAAGAGCAAGGAAGCAAAGATAACATTACTAAACTGTATCAATATTGGTGTGCAAAACATGTTGTCTTACAAAATTCAGATGGTGGCATGTACGGAATCGTTCAAACCTGGGCTTGGGAGACTAAAACAAAACTTAATATTGATTTATCTAAAAATGAAGGCAAAACAGAGTTCCAATCTTATGTAGAAGATAATCCAAGATATAAAGATCGTGCTTGTATGTATCTATACATGATAGAACATGTTCCAAATTATCAAGACAATAGCGTAGTTCAAATGGGCGCTCAAGACGGTAGTGAATTTCAATCTATTATGGATGTTGAATTAGCTGAAGTAAAGGTGACTGCAATTAGAAACGTAAATCCTAATACTGGGGAAGTTTATTACACAAATACCTACGAATATGAAGATTCACCTCAATTGATGATGTCCCCTTGGGTAAAATGTTCATTTAGAAACCCCAAACTAACAAAAATAGACGCCGATTCGAATTGGTGGCCGGATTCAATGGTTCGTATTACGGGACAAGTAGATAAATCCCGTGTGGTTCTTCTAATACAAGCTGATAGAACGCCTGCTTTCGATAATAACTCTGTTCCTGTAATTCCTGTTTATATGGGGAAATTAGAAAGTTATGCAGCAGATGACACAATTGCTGATGCTCTTTGGGCAGGAACTGCTTATGACCAAGGCGATGAAGCAAGCTCGCATAAATATGACTTTGAAAGTAAAACTCCATTTAGGGATGTTAAAAAATATATGCCAAGAACAAAATCGTATCCTAAAAGCCCAGGTAACGGTATTGATAACATCATAATTAAACGATCACGTTTTGGAGCAAGATATCAAGCTCATTATCTTTCTTGGAATGTTCCACCTAACATGATGCCACCAGATAGAAAAAGTACAACCGATGGCCAGTATCCGAACGCATGGCAGAATCATGAAAATGATGAATACAAATATCAATTTAACCCTTCTGTTTACAGCAATAAAGTTCATACGTCACGAGCGTATATTGTTCATCCAGAAGAAGGTGTTCGCGGTTATATGCCTTATATCGTTCTACTATCACCTTTAGGTTTATTAAATGGAGATAAATTGAAAGTAAGACAAAGTACTTGTCCAGATACCCATGACATTTATCGTTTCTTTACGGTCGATGCAATTTCACCAATTACAAAATTACCTGCTACTGCTTATCGACCAGCTGGATTAGGAATTTACGAAAAAACAAGATAAAGGTGGATGAATATAAATGTGGTTTGATAAAATAACATATTTGCAAACATTACCAAATGACTTAGAAAAAACGTTTACTACAAGCGGATGGAGTAGAAAACTATTTTTTAGGATTCGTAGTGGAATTAGTAAGTTTATCGATGTTCGTTTATTTGAAGCGGCTGGAAGTGATGGAGAACGTAGAAAACTAGGAGTAGCAACTGCCTATGATACAAATGTATCAGACTTTACCGATAGCCGATATATTACAACCGACTCCCCATTAGGAAAATTAGGTATGGGTGACGGTACGAAGAAAGACTTCCAAATACCCGTATTTCCAGTAATAGAAAGTTCTCTTATTATTTATATAAATAATCTCGTGAAAGATAAAAAAAGTTACACAGTGAATGCACGGACGGGAGAAATCAAGTTTACAGAAGCACCTACAAAAACCGATAAAATTACATTTGAATGTAGACTTGCTAGTGATGCCTATGAACCTTCTAACGATATGATTTTCTTCACCTACAGTCAGTATTTTATCGAAAAAGAAATAAAACTATCCGATCAAGCAAGTAATTTAGGGAATGGGAATGGAACAAAAACAGAGTTCCAATATCCATTCCCTAAATTCGATGAGTCTGGCACCATTTTTTATAAAAATGATGCCATTATTTCACCAGAAGAATACACATTTACCGAATCAAAAATTGTGTTTAAAAAGGCACCTGCAAGTACGGATAATATTAAAATGGCTGGCTTCTATACAGTTGAACCTAAAGCAGATGGAACCATCGATACACTAACAGCAACTAAATCTTTTGATACAGAAGATATGTTAGGCATTATGAGTGAAGTGTATTCAGCGTTGAATTTCGCTAATCCTTCACCATATACACCAATTAGTTTCACTCCGGAAAAACGGTTTACAAAAGACTGGAAACGAGATTCTGTTGTTTATATGTATGGAAATGCCAATAGAGACCGTATAGCCATGTTTATGCGTGTAGATCCAACGCCTGCTCCGGTTCGTGCTTTATTTGTTCCTGTTTATATTGGACGGATGTATACATTTGATAATGCTCCACGACGAAATATGATAATTGCAGCAGGTTGCCGTGCAGGTGACCAATTTGCATATTCCGCAAATAAAAAAGTCGGAAATTCAACGATAGATTATGGAGAAAACACAAGTAACGGTAATGAAACGGTTCAATTGGCACAATCTTATACAGGTTCCATGTACCAACATCATTATCTTTCTTTCCATACTCATAATATGGATGTTGATAATGGGCAGGGGCGCTTTAATCCATCTGTGTATAGTGGCAAATACCATTTATCTCAAGTCTATATTGTTCATCCTAATGATGGGTATGTGGGGAAATTAGATGATGTTTATGCGGTCCATCCCAAAAACATCCAGCAAGCCGATGAATTAGAAATTGAAAAAACGGTTTCTAATGAAGTTCTAGGGAAAGGTGACGGAGCACGTAAAATATTCCACTTAGAGCATAAACCTAAAGGCAATACCTTAAAATTACTACGCTCTTGTATAGAGGTACCTAAAGAAGAATATGTGTACAATCCAGATGATAAGACAATTACATTTAAGGAACCGCCAATAAACGATGCTGAAATTTTAGCTTATTATGAAATAGCGCAATTATACCGTTATACATTACCAACAACACCTGTCTCGCCAATGACACAAGATAAAGCAACGCCTTTCAATCCAATTGGCTTAGCGATCTACAAAGAAGATATCTAAAAATAAGGGGGTAGCAGAAGAATGAGTGAAAAAGTTTATTCTATTGCTTCCCCTTCTATATGTACCAAAGAAAAAAGTCATGTTGTCACAATTGGTTCTGGCCCTAATAGAAATGAGAGAACCTATTCTTTTTCCATCACTCCGGCTAACACAGAAAATAAGAATGATGTTGAGTATCCGATTTGTATCGCTCCTTACGCAAGGCATAAGGCAGTTACAGAGGATAGTGCAATAGTTACTGCGACGAAAGTACGAGCTACGGGAGTCTTATCTAGTGCTCTTGAGGAAGCTATTAGACAAAATGAAATTGATGCTTCTATTTCTAACACAACTGATTTTGAATTAACTCGAATTATTGATGTGGCCAATTTGGAAACGCAGCAGTCTCAACGTATTAATAGTATTCCAGTGCAACTTATTTCTGCGGATGAATCCATACAACATGAACGAATTTTCGATATAGACCATATCGAAGGGGTAGAGAGCGAAAGACCAAATGAAAGAACTGCAGTTGTGCATCATACAGATGAATTACAACTTATAACCAGAGAATACGAATCAGCTCAAATCATAGAGCAGGAAATATTAAAAAATACATTATGTGAGTTCGTATCGGCTGGTGTGGAGGAATTACCAGAATGGGTAAAAGTCGCTCGTGTGCTATATGGCGAAGAATTTTATGAAGAGGTAAGTCAAATTGTAACTAGGGAAATGCACGGAGAATATAACGAGGGCGCTATATCAAATATCGTTTCCCCAGCCATCGATGCATTAATTAACACAGAAGATATTGGTGAAGCAAAACAAAAAGAACTAGAAACCCGTTTGCTGGATGATTACGCAACATTTACAACAGAACATGAATTACAAGCTTCTTTAGAAGAATTTGATTTATTTGACGGAATGGGCATTCCTGTTTATCTTCCGGATTTCGACTTGTTTGCTAGGATTCAAAGAGAATTAGCAACGAACATTGAGGTACAGCATGAATTTGAACGTAAGATAATAATAGAAAATGCAGATCTCTTACCAGGTAAAGATTTAACTACTGCAGAAAGAGAATCCGTAATAAATGCTACTCATATAGATTTTGACTCTTCAATTCGGATGAAGGAACTTAATGCTGTTTCTATTATGATAGGGGATTCAAATAAACATGTGGATGTATTTGCTACAGAAAGTATCGAACCTTATGCATTCGAAAGAATAAATGATCAGTATGCTGATATTGTGCAAATTTCTAATTCCGAGCGAATTGTAAAAGAACTTGAGTCTATTGATCACGATACACAGGTATCTGTAAAGAAAGAAAATGTATGTACAGCAGAAGTTACAAATTCACAAGAAAGCGAAATTGCTTCACGTATTTTATCGATTGAAGATATCGCTGCAAGTACCACTGCACTAAAAATACAAAACACATTTGAAGTAACAGAAAGCGCTCAAGAAGAATTTAAACGATTAAAAGAATTAACTGCCTACATTACAAATGCAGACGATGCACAGCGTTTATTAAAAGAAATACAAAGCTCGTCACTAGATGTTACATTTGCAGATGTCTCACATGAAATACAAGCCGATGTAATCAAATTAGAATACGCAGATAAAGAAAATGAAGGAGCAATTGTACATATATCCGAAAGTTCTTCATCTGCATTAAAAGCACGAGAAATGATTACCAATGTAGATCATAATGCTGTAGCAAATAAAACAATAAAAGAATTACAAGCTTCCATAGAGGAATTCGATTTATTTGAAGGTATGGGCATTCCTGTATATCTTCCAGAATTTGATTTATTCGGACGTATCCGAAAAGAACTAGAAACACGAATTACACTTTTCGAAGATACTTCTAAAACATTACAAATAACGCAAATGCAAATGGATCTAACAATTGAATCCAAAAAAGTTATAAAAGAACTTACAACTGAAGTAATTCAAGAAGTGACTTCTTATAAACAAAATACACAACAAGCTCTTATTACAGAGCAAGAAACCTTTATCGGTATACGTGAATTTGAAGGCGGAGTTATCTCTGGTATTACACCAGCTGATAAAGAAGTTATAACAACAGATACAGAAGTAATTGAGACTGTGGATGCAACAAGAGAATCTGAACAATATGCAATTGTTAGTGAACAAGAATCATTAGAGCGACAGGCTATTGTAGAAGCTGTGACTAACGAAGCAAATACATTTGATAGGGAACATGAATTAGAAAGCGTTACGGAGGAATATGAACGTTTTGAACGCAAACCAGAACGAGAATCGGTTCTAGAGGATACTGAACAATTCAAACTGGAGAGAGTACTTGATACAGAAAAACCAGATGAATTAATAGTTATCGAAAAAGAGAATGATGATCCGAAGTTATGGCTACGTCATAGCCGCCAATCTTGGTGGACAAATTCAAACTGGCAGAAAACGAGATAAATAGAAGGTGATCGAATGGCACAAATAGATGATGTACTAAAAGAACCAGAACCGGGCTGGAATCGTATAGACGACACGAACCCTGATATTAAGTATATAGGGGAACAATGGAAATCTCGTTCTGCTATGTATTACTACAATAATACATTCACAAGCCGAACAGGTGCTGCTGATAATCAACCAGGAACTGTACGATTTCTCTTTAAAGGGACAGGTATTCGAATCATTGCACCAAGGTATCAATCTGAAAGAAAAGACGTTAAAGTTGAAATTGATGGAGTATTACGAGGCACTTACAAAGGCGCAGATCAAAGGATAAACGGAGCTAAATATCAACTTCTTGCTCACGAAACATTAGGTCTAGAAGATAAAATTCATGAAATAAAGCTAACTGTTACAGGTGGCGATATGGCCGTGGATGCCTTTGATATCTTCGGTGGTACAATTATTCATGAAGTAAAAGTAGGTGACATTCTGCTCCAACCAGAACCAGGTTGGCAGCGTTTTGACGATACAGATATTAGTTTCCAGTATTCTGGAGCATGGGGCCTAAAAAATAGTACTGAATGTTTTGGTGGTTCTACGCACTATTGTCCAGGCAGTAAAGATTTTGTAACTGTACAATTCCAGTTTTACGGGACATCTATACGAATTATAGGTTTAGCATCCAATTCATACGATATAGGATATATCACGATTGACAATCAACTCCAGGAGACATTTAGTTATAAACGGGATGATAAGCAATACCAAACATTAGTATATGAAAAGTTCAATTTAACTAGGGGAGTTCATACTGTTGTATTGTCAGGAAACAATATAAACTTCGATGCCCTCGATATTGATGATACTGGAAAGCTCATACCGATAAAACCAAAAAAACCAAAAGAATCCTTGTACGAAAAAGAAAGCGGGAAATTATTTGTAGATGATTTTGATTCTGTAAATCCAAAATGGCTTATGTCACCGTCAAACGCCTTTAACAATGCAGTTAAAAAAGGATTCTTACGTATGAATCATTCGGCAGATAAAGACGTTATGCTTTTAATCGATAAACCTCAAAGCAACTTTGCAATCCAAGTTATTGCGGATTATGCTCCTACAAAAGAAGGAGATGAAGGTGGCTTACTAATCTATCAAAATGAAAAGAATAAAGTGGAGTTTCTTGAATCCTATTCCGCTAATAGTTCACAAAGCAATAAAGAGTGGATGGCAATATGTAAAGAAGATCAATGGGACTTTTACACAAAGACAGATACATTTTTTGATTATGCGGATAACGATTCATTTGCAGCAAAAAGAATTGGTGTTGTTCTAAAAAGAGGAACTTCAGATGGATTTGCACCGCTAGACATCAATAAAATTATTATGACATCAAGCAACACGTTACGCCTGCGCCAACTATATGAAAATTATAAAGTTGTATTAAAAGATACTGCGCATAATATCCTTTCTACTAACATCGTAGCTGCAGCTCATACAGGCATTGATATTCTACTTCCTTCTTTAGAATTTGAGGGAATCATAGAAATATATGACGAGGAAAATGAACTGATAGCAAATAAACAAGCTACATTCTATGGTGGAGATATGTATTGTATGGGTTCATCCCTACAAATCAAAATGAATAGCGAAGAATTAAATACAACGGATCCAACGAATTTAGGCTACATGTTGAATAATGAGCGGATTGTAAAAATGACTATCGTAAATGATACCATTGGTGCTGCCACAGGTATAAAACTATCCATTCAGCAGTACATGGAGAAAGTCGGTTATACCTGGGCACTCATTTCATTAGATGGTACTAACTATTCGAATGAAATACAGATTGATTCAGTTGCTGCACAAGATACACGTGATTTTTGGGTGAAAGTTGTGAAGGATACAAATTTCCTAACATTCGAACCAATTTATTTTAATATTCATCTAAAACATAATTGAGGTGAATACCATATGGGAACTGTAATGAAATTATATAGATATACATCCGAAGAGATTACACCATCAATCCTTATTGAGAGGAATGTACAAATTACAATTGAACCTGGAAAAGTTCTATATGCTCCATTGGATGTAGGTTGTAACAAATACGATATTCGTACAATTCAAGTTACAAATGATTCAAACGTTGAAGCAATGCTATTTATGTACGACCAAAAGGAGAACGGGAATCAAATTTATAAAAGCTTACCAGAAAAAAGAACGTATGATATTTTAAATATCCCTTGTGAGGATAAAGATCATACAAACAAGGTACATCTTTATATAGAAAATCGGGGCGCAACAACCTCTACTTTTAATATTTCTTTGAAAGCAATACGTTTAAATTAAGGAGGAAGATGTAAAATGACAAATAAAATTTTCAATCAATTTAAAGTTGCACGAAAAGACATATTCCAAACAGTTATTGATGAGATGCTTAAAGTGGGATGGGTGCAAAAAAACAAAGGAGACTCTTCTGAAAATAACTTTTTTGTTATGTATTCAGATGGTAATGATAATAAGAAAAATATATTCTTAGAACTTATCCCGTTTGATGGAAGAAATTCAGAATCTTCCCCGTCAGTAAACTCTAGTTATGATATTAGAAAATCAGACTACGCAGATCCATTCTTTCGTTTTTCTGAAGGATACGACGAAAACACAAGTAGACGGATAAATATAACTGATTCCAATCCTGTAGGCTGGTTTTTTGGTAGAAGATATAACACTGGTTTTACAAAGGGGAAAGGACCAACTTATGATAAAGATGCAATTTTTGAATTATACGTTTTTGCGGATAAAGAACGTGTCATTGTTGCTACAATTGCACCAGAATATCTATCCGGTTACAACGTTGTATCATATATAGGTGTTCCGGATGACCTGTATTTAAAAGAATCACACGAACCATTTACAAGGGCAATATATGCAGCATCAACAGCTTTCTCTGGAGTAACTGCTAATTCTCTAGCGCAGCAAAATCAAGGTTGGATGTTTGCGGGTCCTGAATCATTTCCTTCTTCAACTAAACCATATAGATCCACCACAAGTTATTTTACGCCTTTGAAGAACCCGACAATTGATAAATCATATATTTTGTCTCCTATTTTTGTAGAGACTAAGGATGAAGGTGTACGAGGACGATTAGATGGTATATTTTATTTAAGCGGAACAACGAATTTATCTCAAGGAGACTTCATTGAAATTCCAACCGATGAAGGGATACAAAAATATAGATATTTAGCCTGTGTTAGTAATGTGGTTAACACCTATTCGTTACCATCAGATATTGTAATAAGGGTTTCTTGATTATGGCTACTTTTAAAGGAATGATATTACGTAATTATCTAACTGTAGCCAATAGGAATGCACATACACGGAAGGGGGCATTTTTACCTAAAATAGAAATACCTAATGATCAACAAAATCATGACATGAAACGGCCAAGACAAGAACCATTAGAACATTCATGGAAAAAATTAAATACGTAAACAAGAGAATCCAAGCGTGCAGCAGCAGGCTTTTTTATTTTGACCAAAATTTGAAAGGAGGTGAGAACTTGGAAAGAATTCAAGAACTCATCAAGTCGTTAAATATAAGTGATGTCATTACAAGTACTCAATTCAAGGCAGGTGCAGCAATAAGCGGCGGATTAGGAACGCTATTTAATTTCCTGTATGGAAAGACGAATTTAATTTGGATAGTGATTTTCGGATGGATTATCATGCTAGATTGGATTACTGGCAGTAGGGCTTCTAAACTAGATGGAACCTATTCATCTCAATACGGAATTGAAGGCATCACGAGAACCGTTGTGCTTTTATCATTACCTGCTCTTGCACACTTCTTTGATATGGCTCTTAAACTACCGGACTTCTTTTTCTTCATGGTAACCGGTGGATTAATCTATCATATCTTTAATAGTTTCGCCGCAAACTGCGCGAGAATCGGCTGGGATAAATGGATTCCTGCATGGTTATTAGAAAGTGTAGCATCCGAAATTCAAGCAAAAATCCAAAGATCTGATGCAAGAAAAGAAAAACATAATACCAAATAAAAATATACGCCTTACATAAGGAGAGCATTGTCAAAAGACGGTGCTCTTTTTGTTTGGCTAAAAAGGGGAAAATACACAATGAAAAAACCATTGAAACTATTTAGTTCACTATTTATGACTCTATTGCTCTTATTTTCGTTCACTACGGCTTCTTTTGCCGATAGAGTACTAATTATTCAAGACTTACCAAAACAAGCGTATCGCTACGGTGTAGGTGCTTATGAGGGCGTTGTAGCACATAGTACTGCAACACCAGAAGCACCAGCAATTAATATTCAACGTTACGAATCTCGTACATGGCGTTCTGCTTTTGTTCATTATGCAGTAGATTGGGATGAAACAATCCAAATTGCCGATACAAAATATATCGCTTATGGTGCTGGACCAGCTGCAAATAAAAGATTTGTTCACGTAGAACTTTCTGAAACTAGCAACCCAGATAAATTTAAATCTTCTTACGAGCGTTATGTAAAACTATTAGCTAAGATTTTAAAAGATAGAGGGATTCATCCAAGCAAAGGTTTATGGACACATAAAGGTATTACTTACAAATTAGGTGGAACTGACCACGAAGATCCGATTGATTACCTTCGCAGTCACGGTGTATCAGAATCACAATTCAGAGCGGACGTACAAAAGGCGTATGAAGGTGCAACAATTACAGTTAAACCAAAGCCACAAGAACCATCTCAAAACGTTGTAGGCGCAACCGGAGTAGCCTATATTGAAGGATTTAACGTCAACTTAAGAAGTGGACCATCAACAAATCATAGTGTTATCCGTCAATTAAATAAAGGTGAAGCATATCAAGTATGGGGAAAACAAGGTGATTGGTTAAATCTTGGCGGTAACCAATGGATTTATAACAACTCATTTTACATTAAATATCACGGGGAACAAACTTCTGCAGTAATTTCTGTAGAAGGTAAACGTGTTGTTTCTAAAGTGGACGACCTTCGTTTCTATGACTCTGCTTCTTGGTCTGATAAAGATGTAGCAGGAACGGTAGATGAAGGTCTTGGATTTACGATTGATGCTAAGGTATCCGTGAATGGATCTGCACAATATAAAGTACACAATAGCAGAGGGACAACATTCTATATTACAGCAAATGAATCATATGTGTATGTGAAGTAAAAAAAGGGTTTGTTCATACTTGAGTAGACCCTTTTTATTTTATATCAACAAATTCTTCAAATTTTAATCGTGTCTGTAATCCAAATGCATCCGTGTAATGTACCGTATTGCTTTGCTTATTAATATCTATAACAGTAATGTATTCATCATGGATAAATCCATCACGATAGTATGAAATAAATATTTCTTTTGTTTCGTGAAGGGATTGCATTAACGCTCTTTCTATTCGTTCTATAGTATCTTGTGTTAAAAAAGGTTTAGGTACTTTATATTGTTCCTCAAACATTCTATGTATTTCCTCGTATTGCTCCGGCATTGAAGCAAACGGGTTCCATTTGACCATTTTATCAAGATATTTTTTAAATAAATTTTTAATATTAACGATTCTATCATTATATATATGTCTTCATCGATATCTTAATTTGGTAGTTACTTCTCTCTACATTTATTTATGAGAATTAAGTTCACTTTTTTCATTATATAAAGAACGATTCATTCCATTTTTTAGCGTGAGTTCTGTTCAAGTTTCTTTTTACATAAAAATGTGAGGTGAAGTGATATTCTGATTATTTAAAAAGGAGGCGGACATATGTCTTTAGAGAAGTTTGTAGATGCATTACCTATTCCACCTGTCTTAAAAGCAAAAGATGAAATTAATGATATCCCATACTATGAGGTAACCATGAAGCAAGTGCAACAAAAATTGCATAGAGATTTGCCACCAACTACTGTCTGGGGTTACAACGGTATGTATCCTGGTCCTACATTTGAAGTACGAAGAAACCAACCTATTTTAGTTAAATGGAAAAATAAATTACCCTTCGAACACCTACTGCCTGTGGATCGAACTATTCATGGAGCAGAACCAGATAAACCTTCTGTCAGAACGGTTGTTCATTTACATGAAGGGCGGGTTAGACCCGAAAATGATGGATATCCAGAGGCATGGTTTACGCGAGATTTTGAAAATGTTGGTCCAAAATTTGTGCATGAAGTCTACTATTATCCAAACTGTCAACGTCCTGCAACGTTATGGTATCATGACCACGCCCTTGGAATCACTCGTTTGAACGTTTATGCAGGACTTGCAGGTTTCTATATCCTTAGAGATAGAGCAGAGGAAAAACTGAACCTTCCGAGTGGGAAATTTGAAATTCCAATCGTCATCCAAGATCGATCGTTCTATCCTAATGGTGAACTGTTCTATCCAACCCAGCCAGGCCATGAGCCGCCTCCAGCACCGCAGCCACCTCCACCAATAGATCCAACATTACCAAATCCATCAGTTGTACCTGAATTTTTCGGAAACACCATCTTAGTCAATGGAAAAGCATGGCCTTATCTTGAGGTCGAACCACGGACATACCGATTCCGCATCCTTAATGGTTCCAATGCTCGTTTTTATCGTATACGGTTGAGTTCTGGCCAAAATTTTGTCCAAATTGGCACAGAAGGAGGGCTTTTAGAAACACCAATCACCGTATCCCAAATCATACTTGCACCAGCTGAACGTGTCGATGTTATTATTGATTTTTCAAACCATAAAGGTCAAAGTATCATCTTAACAAATGACGCACCAGCCCCATTCCCTAACGGCGAACCACCTGATCAAAACCTTACGCAGATTATGGAATTTCGTGTCAAACGAAAATTACATAAACCTGACAATAGTAAAATTCCAAAAAAATTGAGTTGCTTGGAACATCTTGATCCTAACGATGCTGTAATCGTACGAAAAAACCTCTTAGTTGAAACTACCGATGAATTCGGGCGTTTAAAACTTTTATTAAATAACCTAGATTGGGATCAAATGCCCCTTACAGAAACCCCATATAATGGGACGATAGAGATTTGGGAGCTTTACAATACTACACCGGACACTCACCCTATTCATTTGCACCTTGTTACTTTTCAAATTTTGAATCGTGCTACGTTTACTGGGGATCCAAATGGTCCTGACCTTATAGTTGGGCCGCCACAACCACCTGATCCAAGCGAGATGGGCTGGAAAGATACTGTTCGTGCCAATCCTGGGGAGGTTACTCGTATCATTGCACGTTTTGGTCCTTTTACAGGAATCTACCCGTGGCACTGCCACATCCTTGAACACGAGGACCATGATATGATGAGACCATATGAAGTTCTTAATAATCAGAATTTTAACCCGTGTGAACCGATCCTTGGAGAATGTCCAGATGATTCGTTTTCTCAGTGTTTCGACTGTGATAATGATGACGATGATTGA